TCTCCATACCCTTACCCTCTGTCGTTACCCGCTGATGCGGGAGAAATGCTTTGGTCGGTGTGGTGGATTCGTGGACCGGATTGATCCGCGAGCATCACGAATCAGCTGCCCACCACACCCCAAAACATTCCAGTTACGCACCATTGCCGCTCTCCCTGAGCCCGCCGGGCGTCCGACGCATGGTTTACTGTCGCGCCGTTCGACTGACCGAATCTCCACTTCGCCGCTGGCTAACTTCGCTCAGCTGTCGATGTTTCGTTTCGATGGATTAAAGATAACCTTAGTTATGAGTGATGGCAATAACCTAATTTATAATTATCATCACATAAGTTATAATGCACTGATAACTAAATGAATTTATTTTTGTAAAAAATGTGGCGGGGGGGATTTCTGGCAATAAAAAACCCCGCAATGCGGGGCTTTCAATCAAGGTGGGGTTTAGAAATAACCACTGTCTTTGCAGACGGATAGCGTTGACAGGGTCTCGGCATCATCTCCGCCCATACCAATAAAGCCAGCGTGAGGTTTGCCATTGTTGATAAGCATGACCATGAAAGGAGTGTTTCCAGCATAGCCGCCATATGAGTTTTTGGAATTAACCAGGCCGCAGTAAGCGCCTTTCCCGTTGCTCACAAACTTAGAGTGCTTGAATCTGGCACTTTCTGGATCCTTCAATTGGTCTTTCACTGCTGCCTCAACAGCATTTATCTCCTGCTTCGTGAGAGACCTATATTTCCAGGCAGTTGCCGGTTTGTCGTTATCTGAATTGTTCGGCGATGGACTAACATCAATGCAGTTGGCCCATTGCTCAGTAATTCGAGCAATTCGGTCAGAGATAGCGAAATCAGTTTTAGAAAGGCTTGCCGCGAACACTTTTGTCTTGTCGTCAAGAAAAAGCATTCCATTTTTTTGTTCACTGATTATTGGTGAAATGATCACGCCACCATTTGGACGTGTGGCTTTAAAGGATTTTCCATCAAATTCGACAGTGCCTTTTCCGCCAGGAATCATTGGAGCATTAGCTCCATTACTGATGTCCGACTTAGCGTAATCGCAGCTCAGGGTGCTAGAGCCGATTGCGTTCGTAGTTAAAGCCAGTAAAGATAATGCTATTAGTTCTAATTTCATCCCTTCCCTCTTGATTACCAGATAGTAGATGTCCAGAACATGCGACCAATAATCTCTACGCTCTCGATATCCGCTTCTTCATCAGGGTACTCTTCACTGTTGAAGCTGCGAATCACGATGCGGGTAGGACTCACACGATAAATGGATTTTAGCCTTTTCCATCCGTCCTGGCTTATTGCATAAACCTTGCCATCAACGATCTTTTTGTCGTTCGTGTTGATAGCGACCGTCGTCCCTTCCGGGATCATGGGCTCCATGCTATTTCCTGATGCCGGGAAGCACAGCACGCTATCTTTCTGGGCTCCCACCTTACGAAGGGTAGACTTCGCAAAACGAAGTTTGAATCCGTTATAGTCATCTTCCAAGCAGGAACCATCACCACACGCAAGTTCTATGTCTTTCAGATATGGCACTTCGACCTCGTCATCTGGCAGATCTGTTTTGCTATCCCAAGCGTCAACTTTACCCCATTCCGATTCTGGTGGGATAGCGGAGTCCTTGCGTCCTTCGTCCTGCATTGAGCCTATGCCCGAACTGAGCCATTCCGGACGCACGTTCAATGCATGAGCAAGCTCAACCATCTTACGGCTGCCTGTGGTTTTGCCTGATGTCATTTTCTGAATTGCAGGTTGAGATATGCCGACTTTCTCAGCCAGCTGCCCTTGGGATATGCCTGCGGCTCTCATAGCCGCGTTAAGTCGATCTGCGAATGTTTTCATAGCGCCAATATATAACTCAGGTTATGCAGAGTAAAATAACAAAGGTTATGGACAATGGTCATAACTTGGGTTATCTTTTCATTAATCCAGTAATCGGATAGGTAAAATCCATGAACAAAGTTATTCAACGAGCTTTAGAAATCGTTGGCAGCCAGAAGCGACTCGCAGATATTTGCGGCGTTAGCCAGCCAGCGGTTCACAAGTGGCTTAACGGTGGTTCCGTATCTCCGGAAAAAGTAACAGCCATCGTAAACGCTACTGGTGGCGAGATTAAGGCACACGAAATTCGACCTGATCTTCCCGACCTGTTTCCACACCCAGAGAACCATGCCGCTTAACGGCGGCCCTAAACACGAAAGGGAAAGCAATGCATTCACTTGCGTATCAACAAGGTAACAAATTTTCGCCAACGGCGATGATTTACCAGAATCGCCGGGAACCTGATTCCACGGCGTTAAACATCGATGGGATCCGCGCAGCCGTACGCGCCTGGGCAGCTGATTGCCGCAGCCGTGAATTTGTCGCCGCTCTGATTGTTGAAGAGTGGCGGGCAACCGGCGGCACCGGACTGGATATCCCGACTGACTCACACCGCCAGATGCAGAAGGTTTTCCGCTGGATCGACGGCGACACCGAGTACGCCGCCAACAACATTCGCCAACTGGCGCCGGCAATCATGTCGGTCCTGCCGCTGGAGTATCGGCACCGCCTTCTTCCAGAAGACAGCTTTATGTCCCGTTTAGCGCGACTTGAGAAGGAAACTAGCGAGGCGAAAGTGGCCGTTGCGATGAACGCCCCGCGTCACCAGAAGCTAAAGGAACTCAGTGAGGGGATTGTAGAGATGTTCCGTGTCGACCCGGACCTGACCGCGCCGCTGATGGCCATGGTCACTTCGATGTTGGGGGTTATGTGAGAACTACAGAAATGGCGAAAGCCGCGGTGCTGTAACACCAACGGCTTTCAGGTGCAATAAACGTCAGTCAATTGCGAGGCAATTATGCCAAGTAAATCGAAGAGAGTAAACAAACCGGAGGTAGCACGTGAGCATGTCACTTATGGCGAAAGCAATGGGGGTCAAAGTGGGAAACTCACTGCGTAAGCTCGTCCTGATTAAGCTGGCTGATAACGCCAACGACAAAGGCGAATGCTGGCCTTCGTATCAACACATCGCCGACCAATGCGAATGCAGCCGAACGGCTGTTCGTAACCATATTGATGCGCTTGAAGAAATGGGTCTTATCAAGCGTGAGAACCGTGTCGGCGTCAACAACGGAAAAGGTAACACGTCAAATGTGTATTACCTCAAATTAGATGCCACCCCTATGCCATTAAATGGCACAGGGGTATGCCATGACGAAGCACACCCTATGCCATCTGATGGCACACCCCCTATGCCACCAGATGGCACCAGAACCAGTCACTCTTTTGAACCAGTCACTGAACCTAACTCTCTCTCTGGGCGCGATGGTTTTATGAGCGAAGCTGCTAAGCGGCGGATCGGGATTTCACCAAACGGTGAGATTCCATTCCCGCCCCTGTTTAAGCCGTCGGCAGATCACATTGCTATGGCTGCCGAGAAGGGGGTGAGCATTGAAACTGAGCTGCTGAACTTCAGGGACTATCACCTTTCCCGCGGCACGCAGCTAATCGACTGGAATTCGGCTTTCAGAGTCTGGATCCGGAATGCCAGGGTTAACCCGCTGGCTAAGCGTAGTCGTGCCGAGCAGGAAACGCCTCACTGGAACAGCCGTGAGGGATGGGAGGACTTCCTGTGAACAATCAGATTATGCAAGCCGTTAACGGCCGTGATGGCGCGCTACTTTCCAGAATGGCGAACGGAAGTACCGACCAGCAGAAGGTTATCAACCCTGAGGCTGAGGGGCTTGTTGATTCTCTATTTCGGCAGCTGAAGCAGATTTTCCCTGCGTCTACGCAGACAAACCTGAAAACTGACGCAGACGAGAAAACGGCAAAGCGTCAGTGGATCGCAGCGTTTTCAGAGAATGGGATCCGCACCCGCGAGCAACTTTCCTCTGGTGTACGTCATGCGCGCGCCAGTGAATCACCTTTCTGGCCGTCGCCGGGGCAATTCATCAAATGGTGCAAGGATAGCGGCACGGTTCTTGGCATTGGCCTGTCTGATGTGATGAATGAGTTCCATCGGTATAGCCGCGAAAAAGGGCTGCATACCGGCGGAGCAGAAGCTTTCCCGTGGTCTCATGACGTCATGTACTGGATTGTGACCGATACGCGCAGAGCGATGTACCAGCGTCAACTGAGCGAGGCGGAAACTGAAAAATACGCGTCAAAAAAACTTGAGGAATGGGCGCTGAAAGTTGCTGGTGGGGAAAAAGTACCATCTCCCGTCCTGGCGCTCGAGAGTTCTGATGAAGTGATCCCGACAAATCACGTGAGCCGTCAGGCCGGTTATCACCCGGAAGGAAAAAGCTTCGGGTGCATGCCAAATGCGGCGACTCTCGGCGCTCTCACCCCGGCCCAATGGCTTTGGGAAGAGTATCAGCGCGGGAAAGAGAGAGGGCTTATCCAATGACCATAACAATTCGTGAGCAGGTGTTGGCAGCCCTGCGTAATAACCCGGGCCTGAACAGCGTCAGACTGGCAGGACTTATCGGTATGGACACCAAAAAGATATCCGGGACGGTGAGCACGTTGCTGGCCGACGGCCTGATCAGCTGTGAAGGAAAATACGGCCAGCGCCTGTACAGCCTTACCAGTTACGGCAAGCGCTACGCCCCTGACACGATACCGGGCATGAGGAATGGCAAGTCGAAGTTAATTCAGCGGACGGACACAAACGTGATCTGCCAGGAGTGCCGCAACAGTCCGGCGATGAGAAGGGTATTGATGGTTTGGGGGAGGGTAGGGGTATGAGCGAATGGAGTGATTATCGCTTGATGGTTAGGACCATGGCGAAGGGTAACGGTGTAACGCTCATCAGCATCGCCAAGCACTGCGGCGTATCGAACAGGAAACTTAATCAGATTCTCCAGGCTGGGCCATCCAAAGAACAGGAAGAACTCATAGCCGAAGCTCTGGGGTGCGCAGGGTGTGACCTTGCGGAAATCCACAGGCAAATGGGCGAGTTATCAGACAAGTACGGGAGGGCAGGGGTATGAAAATTTACATCGCAGGACCAATGACGGGTTACGAAAACTACAACCGTCCGATGTTTAACGCAGTAGCACAGCAGATGTTATCAGGTGGTCATGTGGCATTAAATCCGGCCGCGCTCCCGGATGGTTTATCTCAGCGCGAGTATATGGACATCTGCCTGGCGATGCTTCGCTGCGCCGACGCCATTCACATGCTGCATGGGTGGAAAGAGTCAGAAGGTGCCGTCGCTGAGCATGCCATGGCTAAAAAGCTGGGAATTAAAATTTCTTACCAATTTGAAGGAGCCGCCCAATGAGCAACATCGACAAACGCGCATTACGTGAAGCGGCGGAGAAGGCGCTATCAGCAGGGGATGGAAACTGGCAGACATGGCGTGAAGCTGGGATGAATTACCCTGAGATATTCACTTCTTCCGGACACATTGTTGCAACGGTTAACGGTTCGTTCGCTGTTGTTCGGTCAGATTTCATCGCCGCGGCCAACCCCGCAACCGTGCTGGCGCTGCTGGATGAGCTGGAAGCCTCAGATGCGCTGAATAAACATTTGGAGTTGGCAATCCGAAGAGCTGAGGGTTGTAGCGAGGCGTTAAGGAGAAAACTAGAGGCCGCAGAGGAGCGCATTGCTGAACTTAGTGAATTACCCATGAAGTCTGATGTTGAAAAAAAACCTCAGAATACCTTGAGTGACAGACCAGTTTACCTCGGCGATGGCAGTGACGCTAAGGAGACGGTGATTGCAGGTAAGCGTGATGTTCATCGCTACGAGAGTTCGATAACAGATAGAGCCTGGAAAGGAGATTGATATGGCTCGTTTTATCGCAGTTATTCACGGGTGGTTTGTCGACAGCAAGGGCTTTGACGTGCATGAACTTAGCGCAACGGACAAGGAATCAGCCTACGGCGAAGCGGTATTGCTGAAGCATAAGCGAGAAAGCACCTTCGACAAATGCGCCTGTACTGTAGTTGAGATTGCTGACCATGAGAGATTGTCGCGCAAGTTAACGCTCCGCGAGCGCCTGACCGGAAGGACTAACCCATGAGCGAACTAACCAAAGAATGGCTCCTCAAGACCATCGCGGAGCTTGAAGAAGAGCGCGATGCGACGCCCGGCGCAGTAAACGAAGATGCGGCTATGGCGTTGGCGGCGATGAAGCTGGCGCTGGCATCGCTCGAAGCGGATAGTAAATTAAGTGACTTTGTCGCATCTCAGGAATCACTGGGAGGTGAGTTTGAGGGTGTGCTGACAGAGAACATCGAAGAACTTTACGTTCCCAGCAAATCAACCCCGCCAGCGCCGGTATCTGATTCGCTTCTGTCTGAGCTTTTAGCGATAGCGAAGAAGGCGGCTGATGCAGCAGACGAATGCGCACATGCGGAGTGGAGCGATGACTCCATGGAGCATTCAACTGCAATAGCTGATTGGGAACGCCGCGCCGCCATGCTTCAGGGTGCCGAACTTGTAACTACGTCTTACAAGTTGCCAGCGATTGGTTGGCTACGTGCTGACTATCAGGATGATAATCGTGGTCTGCGAGGTAATGCTCCACTGTTCGTGTTGGGTAAAAAAGACCCTTCAACGGTGTGGGGGCTGGATTACATCCCGCTTACCAGCAACTCTCCGGTGATTACGGATGGCTGGGTAGCTTGCAGTGAGCTGATGCCAGGCATAGGTACAGAGATATTCTATTTCTGCCAGGATGATGGACTGAGAGATTGCGGTATTGTTAGTTCATCAAACTTCAGCGGCAGAGGCGACGCACAGTTATACGTTCATGCAGATGGCTATGACCTGCGTTTCGGTGTAGATATAACTCACTGGATGCCACTGCCAGCAGCACCGCAGCAGGAGGCTAAAAATGTCTAGTTTGAAGCCAGGCAATGTTTATATCGAAATTTCTCACAATCAGGATGGAGGCCTTTCCCTCTGTATAGCCAATGACGATGGCGGATATCGCATCTCCGGAGCCAAGGTTGGCGGCTGTGAAAACCTGAAGTGCTTTGAGGTTAATGTCGAGGAGCTAATCGAGCAGATTCGCGAGCACGCAAAAAAGGCAGCCGTAGAGCCTGAGCACATCGACGAAATCGCTATTCAGGCAGGGATTGACCCAGCCGTGGCTGATGCTTACATGCAGGGATATCACGACGCAGAAGCGCGGAGATCTGAGCAGCAGGATGCAAACTGATGTGATATAAAACCCCTTCATGGTGGAGGGGCTGCTTATGTCAGAATATGAGAAGCTGTCAGAAGACCTGTATCGGGAAGCGTGTCGCATTGTTGGCGAATGCTGTCTGATGCTTGCCAGCAATGATGCGGAAACAAACAGAGACCAGCTGGTTCACGAGTTAAAACGGCTTCACTGGGAAATTATGAAGCAGACAGAAGAATCCAATCTGCCTATTTTGCTTGCCATCGAAAGGCTTGCTACCAGTGAGGACTGGAAGAAGCCATATCTTGGATGATGCCTAACCCATTCGACGCATAACTAAACGTCAAGCAACGTTTGATTTCCAATAATCATCCATCCATAATTAAGTCATCGGAGCCTGAACAACTCCGGTGACTTCTGCGCATTTAAGGGGACTTAAATGCGACCACAATCTGAACTCCTCACCTTGTCACAGATGCAGAAATGCACCTGCGATTTTCTGCATTCTTCGGTTTCCGTTAAGGAGGCCGTATGACTCTGCCAGTAGACGGTATCAAACTCCATCGCGGCAACTTCGCGGCCATAGGACAGCAAATTCAGCCATTGCTGGAAGCAGGCCAGTGCTTCCGCCTTCAGGTCAAGCCGTGGCGCGAGAAGCGCAGCCTGTCTCAAAACGCACTCTTTCATCTTTGGATGGGAGAAATCAGCGAATACCTCATCAAATCCGGGCGAACCGACGCGACGCCTGAGTGGGTTAAGCGCAACCTCAAGAAAACCTACCTCTGCTGCGAAGAGGTGACCTACACCGATTTCATCACCGGTGAGAAGACAACGAGTTGGGAGCCGCGCCACACCTCTGACCTCGATACCGGTGAAATGCATATCTTCCTGGTGAAGGTTGAGATGTGGTGCGCCCAGTTCGGCCTGGCGCTGACTATCCCTAACGGCTGCGAGTATCAGCAGTTGCGCGATAAGCAGGAGGCCTGATGTCAACTCCACTTTCCCGCGTCATCACAAACGAAATCTTCCGCGTTCCGGCGCGCCGCAAGCGTAAGCCCGCGGTTAATCCGTCCGACATTCCGACATTGAAAGGCTACACCGCCCGCCTGGTGGATCAGAAATGGCTGCGTCTCGCGGCGAGGAGAGGTCATGCGTAAACCAACCCGTCGCACCTGCAAGGTCTGCAAAGAGAAGTTCACCGCCACCTTCGACAATGTCTGGTGGTGCTGTCCTGAGCATGGCGCCATCTACGCGCTGGAGTTGAGGGCAAAGCAGAAGGTGAAAGAGGCCGCTAAGCGCATCAGTGAAAAGAAAGAGGCAGAGAAGGCTGGGCGCAAACGCCGCAAGGAGAGGCTGGCAGAGCTACGGCCTGCCGGTTACTACAAAGCGCAGGCTCAGCAGGCATTCAACGCCTTCATCCGCGCGCGCGATGCCGATTTGCCATGCATCAGCTGCGGCGAGGCCAACCCTCCTGATCTGCATGGCGGCCAATGGGACTGCGGCCACTTCAAAACGGTCGGCGCTAATCCTGAGCTGCGATTTGAAGAGCGCAACGCCCATAAGCAGTGCAAATCGTGTAATGCCGGGGCTGGGAAGTACACCGCCAAGGAGGCCACTGTCGCGCAGCATTACGAAGCGGGCCTGGTCGCTCGTTACGGTCAGGAATACGTCGACTGGCTCAACGGCCCCCACGAAATGACCAACTACCGCCGGGAAGACTTCATCCGGATCCGCGATGAGTACCGCGCCAAGCTAAAAGCATTGAAACAGCGGGAGGCCGCATGAACCACGCCGATTTCCTGCGGTACCAGGCAGAAAGCGTTAAGCGCGCCAACCTGCCGCCAGTAGCAAAGCACAGCCAGACCAAAACCAACCAGCCACATAAGGAAGCCGCATGAACAGTCAGCAACTGGAATACGTACGTCAGCAGCTCATTGTGGCGACCGCAGACCTCAGCGGGGCGACGAAAGGGCAGCTGGTAGCTTTCGCCGAAAATGCGCAATTCACAGCGACGGCGCGCAGCCGGGGACGGAAAAAGGTATTCGACAAGGATAAGCAGCGCATGGTCAATCCGGATGGTCCGCCGATGAGCGGTAGCCAGTCCCGCGCAAAGGGCTCATCCATCGCGCTGGTGGGCCCGGTTGAGTTCGTGACCGCATCGTGGCGCCGCGCTGTGCTATCTCTGGAAGATCACCAGAAAGCATGGCTGCTGTGGAACTACAGCGAGAATATTCGCTTTGAGTACCAGGTGGCGATAACTCAGTGGGCGTGGGCAGAGTTCCGGGAGCAGCTCGGCGCGAAGAGGGTGGCCGGCAAGACGATGGAGCGTCTGAAAAAGCTTATCTGGCTGGCGGCGCAGGACGTCAAAGCGGAGCTGGCAGGGCGTGAGACGTACGAATATCAGGCGCTGGCGTCGCTGGTTGGCGTAACACCAAAGAACTGGTCAGAGACGTTTACGGACCGCTGGGTAGAGATGCGCCGCATCTTCCTGCGCCTGGACAGTGGAGCTTTGTTGCAGGTTACGCGATCACGTTCACAACAAAAGGCGACAAATTTAGATTTGAGAGGATATAAGTAATGGACCAAGAAACTCTTAAATCTATTCTTAAGTACGACGCCTTTTCTGGTTTGTTTTCATGGGCAGTGAAAAGGCAGAAGGTGGTTGTAGGAAGCGTTGCTGGAAGCAAAAATTCTCTTGGCTATGTGCAAATAAAAATTTCTGGGAAACTTTATCATGCTCATCGCCTTGCATGGCTCTACGTGTACGGATATATGCCAGAAAAAGAGATCGATCACATAAACAGAATAAGAGACGACAACAGGATTGCCAATCTTAGAGAAGCAACCAGCCAACTTAACTCTCTTAACACTGGTATCTATAAAAATAACACATCAGGTAGCAAGGGTATTTATTATAACAAAAGAGCAAAAAAGTGGCAGGCACAGATTCTCATCGATGGAAAACGGGAGTATTTAGGTCTCTATGATGATTTAAAAAGAGCCGATATAGCATTTAGACTTGCTAATCACTTCAGACTTGCAAAACTGGATTGAAACGCATATATTTCATGTAAATCTGATATCGTCGCCATAGCTTCGTAGGTCGACAAAGAATTAAGAGCCTCGCTAAATGCGGGGCTTTTTTGTTTCTGGGCCGGAAGCTCATTTGGTATGAGCGGTCCCCTCATAAGGGAAGGGTAGACAGGTTCGAATCCTTCACGGCCCACCAAATTTGCCTGTAGCTCAGAGGAAAGAGCAACCGCCTTCTAAGCGGTTGGTCGCTGGTTCGAATCCAGCCAGGCGAGCCATCAGCAAAACAAGTCGTCATCTCGGCGGCTTTATCTTGCATCAGGTGCATAACTGAATTCGCGAATACGTTATGCCGTCCGCTCCACGAAACGGAGTGCACAACAGGAAAGAGCATTGGCGTGAAGGGCTCATAACCCAACCCACGCAGCAGCATGGAGTTGGCGCGAAGTGCTCAGTGCTCTGTCCGTTGTGGTGAATGCGCAGGCTGATGCGCAAGGGCAAGAATCTTTCGCTGGATTCGGTGTGGCCACGCAGCCCGCTGTAGGCAGTCGCAGCAAGCCGGAGATCAGCGCCGGCCACCACAAACCAAACCCACTACCTGGGACCCTTCGGCCAGAGAGCCGACATTGCCTTACCCTCATCTTCCCGGCCTGTCGCCGGGTTTTTTATTTCAGGCTCCGGGAACCATCATCGACATGCCTTCTTGTTAAATCGTCCCGAGGGCCTGAACCAACTACACACGGAATAAATATGTCTGAGACCTTCACTATCGTAGGCGTTGGTCTTACATCGTCATCAGTCGGTGTAACCTTTGCCACGCTGTTTCCGGAGGCGACTCCAGCAGTGATGCTCGGATCGCTTGCCGGAACTGCGCTATACGTTCTGACCTCAGATCCCCATCAACTCTGGAAGCAGGCTATCTTTGCGCTGATATCGTTTATCAGTGGCGTGTTCTTCTCCGTGCCCATGGCGAAAATCATGGCCGGAATCATCAACACGCCGTTAAGCCTGATGAAGCCACCGGCCAGCATTGAGGTATCGCCAGCTGTCGGTGCAATTGTCACTGCTTCCATTTCCGTGGCAGTCCTGCTGCGTATTCTCCGCAAATCCAAAAGCGGGAAGATGCCGGGGCTGGGGGAGGAAGATAAATGACATGGCAGCTTCTTCTGATGGATGCAAACGCCATAGTTTGCCTGTTAATCATGGTCAGGCTGATGTTTTTCCGGAAAGAGGGAAAGCGTCATCGCCTGAGTGTCGCGGTGCTGGCCTATCTGGTCATTCTTGCCGCCGGATTCAATGCCTTCAACATTCTGCTCGGCCACTACGTACAGGTTAACCTCGGCGACCTGCTGCTTAACTCCGTCATCTGCATGGCGGTGTGGCTGGCGCGCGGTAACCTGGCGAAGGTCGTTATAACGGAGTAGTCCATGCAAACGAGCGAAAAGGGGATAGCCCTGATAAAGCAATTCGAAGGCTGCAAACTCACCGCGTACCAGGACAGCGTCGGTGTATGGACGATCGGCTATGGCTGGACTCAGCCTGTCGACGGAAAACCAATCCGCGCCGGTATGACGATTAAGCAGGAAACAGCAGAGCGCCTTCTGAAGACCGGGCTGGTCAGCTACGAAAGTGACGTGTCCCGCCTGGTTAAAGTCGGCGTGACTCAGGGGCAATTCGACGCCCTGGTGTCGTTCACGTACAACCTCGGCGCCCGGTCACTGTCGACATCTACTCTCCTGCGAAAACTCAACGCCGGAGATTACGCTGGCGCTGCCGATGAGTTCCTGCGCTGGAATAAAGCTGGTGGCAAAGTCATAAACGGCCTGACCCGTCGGCGTGAGGCGGAGCGCGCTCTGTTCCTGCCGTGATTAGCGCACTGGTTAAGCGTTACTGGCTGCAACTGATTGTGGTGGCGTTAATCGGCGTGCTGGCGTTCTTCGTTAACCGCTACCGCGACAACGCCATCGCCTACAAAGACCAGCGCGATAAAGAAACGGTCAGGGCAGACAAATCAGAGGCGATCACCAACAACGTGATCACCACGATGAACATCATCCGTGACATCTCACAGGCTACCCAGAATGCAAAGAACGAACTGGCCAAAAAAGGCGAGGCGCGCATTGTCTACATCAGGCAGGCGCTTGAAGGCGATCCGTGCGCTAACCAGCTTGTTCCTTCTGCCGCTGCTGACAGCCTGCGGGAATACGCAGACAGTTTACGTTCCGGCCCCGGTGGTTCCGATAAGCACTGACCTGACCGCAGACACGCCGATCCCAGGAATGGTGGTTCCGTTCACATGGCAGGCAAGTCTGGAGTTGAACGCTCAGCTCTACACGGCGCTCGGGCAGTGCAATCTGGATAAAGCAGCAATCAGGAAAATCGAATCATCAAGAGCCTCGCAATAGCGGGGCTTTTTTATGCCCGCGCATCTCACGCGCACTTCACAACGAGAGCCTTTCAGTAAGCGAGCCTGAGAATAGCCGTTATAGGTGGCGACCTCTCTCGGGCGGCTTTTCTGTGAGACAGGCTCACTTTCTAAAAGGTAAAAACGCTATGAATCATCAATTGGCTAATCTCGATTTCCGGGACATGGTGGCTGTTTCTGGTGATCGCGTGATCACAACCTCCCGTAAGGTGGCAGCTTACTTCGACAAGCAGCATCACCACATCATTCAGAAAATCGAAAAGCTAGACTGTTCGAATGAATTTCTAACCAGCAACTTTTCGCGGGTTACCTATGAACACAAAGGTAATCAGTATGTTGAATATGAAATCTCCAAAGACGGCGCGATGTACATCATTATGTCGTTTACCGGCAAAAAAGCTGCCGCCATCAAAGAGGCGTTTATCAAAGCGTTTAATTGGATGCGCGACAGGCTGATGGAGCTGGCTCACTCATACCAAAGAGAGCACAACGAGTTAATGCTGGAGTTCATGAAGGAAAAGGATGTTGCCAGTATGTCAGGACGCTTGCTGAATCGCTGGGGCAGGATCAAAAAACCGCAACTCATAGCAAGAATCGAAAGGCTTGAGCAGCAGGCGCAAATATCGATCCCCGGACTGCCAAAGTGACCATTACAAAGCTCATCTACGGGTGGGCTTGATAATGGATATACCCTACAGCGGATAATCAACCAAATATCCCCATAAGCGGATAAAGAGGCTCTCAATGTCCGACATCTACCAAATCACGTTAACCACCCAAACAGGCGAAACCTTCACTGGCAAGATGTCACGACGTCAGCCTGAGCTGGTTAACGGCTTTGTGCCGCTGGCAACGGAGACGGGGCAATGGCTGTATTTCGCTCCTGCCGATGTAAAGCGCGTTGAGTTCACGCCAGTTCATACCGAGGAAGAAACCAATGGCGATGTGCAGACTGTCAGTTGAAATCAAAAGCAGGTGGTGGATTCCTGTCTACCTCAGGACGCTGACACTGCTCTGCTTGATGATGCGGTTCGAGCCTGATTACCAAAAGGTGGGTAACTTCATCGTTAAGTATGGCATTACCCAGAAGCTGAAGTATGAGCCTGTAAATAGATAACGGAGTAACCCATGGCTAACGATGACGAGCGCAGGCCTTATCCGCCAGTTAACTTCATCGCCTCCGAAAACTGGCAGCCATACACCCGGCTCATTCCCGCCAATGAAGTGCATGAGTGGGTAAGCCGCCAAATCCTCAGCGATACCGGCAGCATCCATAACCCTGACCACGAGCACTTGGTTGAGGCCGATCTCTGCTTCATGTGGGCGTCTGATTCATTCTCGAAGAAAGGGCGCTACGTTCTCGGCCAGGCCGAGCAGGTAATGCTCCGCGCCGGTGGTTGGCAGAAAGCCAGAATGGAACAGCAGATGCATGAATGGTTCGGGCGCATACCGAAGTTCATCATCACGCTGGCAGCCGATTACTGCTCACAATGCAGTGACCTTGAGTTCTGCGCACTGGTAGAGCATGAGCTTTACCACATCGCACAGGCCACCGATGATTTCGGAGCGCCTAAGTTCAACAAAGAGACCGGGCAGCCAGTGCTTACACTGCGCGGCCACGACGTCGAGGAATTCACTGGTGTCGTACGGCGATACGGTGCCAGCAAAGAAGTACAGGAGCTCGTTGATGCGGCCAATGCGCCTGCTGAAGTGGCTCACATCGATATAGCCAGGTCATGCGGGACGTGCATGTTGAAGCTGGCGTAACGCTTTATTCAGATTGTCATGGAGGTAGCCTGTGGCAGCATTATCGACAGAGGTTAAAGCCTTCATCGTTCAATCACTCGCCTGCTACGAGACCCCGGTAAAAGTCATTGAGCTTGTAAAGGCTGAATATGGCATTGATGTCTCACGGCAGCAGGTGTCGCAATATACGCCAGGCAACGCAATGGCGGCCAAGTTGAGCCAGAAGTGGATTGACCTGTTCAACGCCACCCGTATACGATTCCAGAATGAGATCGCTGACATCCCGATCGCAAATAAAGCGTACCGGTTGCGTGTCCTCGACCGAATGGCGACCAATGCTGAAAAGATGAAGAACTACGGCATGACCTCGCAGCTTATCGAGCAGGCCGCCAAAGAAATGGGCGATGCCTACACCAATCGCCAGAAAGTCGAGCACACAAGCCCTGATGGCAGCATGACTCCGCAGCCGACAATCATCCAGCTATTACCTGTTGAGCCGAAAACATGAGTAACGCCGTTCAACTGCCAATCCCCGCAAAGCTTGCGCCACTGTTCACCGCGGTGAATAAGCGTTATCGATGCTCGCACGGTGGACGTGGCAGCGCCAAGACCCGCACATTCGCGCTGATGACTGCCGTAAAGGCGTATCAGTCGATGATGAACGGTGAAAGCGGCGTGGTGCTCTGCGCGCGTGAGTTCATGAACTCGCTGGAAGAGTCGAGCATGCAGGAGGTGAAACAGGCGATCCTGTCTGTTCCATGGCTGGCTTCCAACTTTGATATCGGCGAGAAGTACATCCGCACCATCGACAAGAGCGTTAACTACGTCTTTTGCGGTCTGCGACATAATCTCGACAGCATCAAGTCGAAAGCGCGCATCCTGCTGTGCTGGGTCGACGAGGCTGAATCAGTCAGCGAAATAGCCTGGCAGAAGCTGAGCCCGACCGTTCGTGAGGAAGGTTCAGAGATTTGGGTGACATGGAACCCGGAGCGCGACGGCAGCGCCACGGATAAGAGGTTCCGTAAAGAAGCCGGCGACGACTGCATTACCGTTGAGATGAACTATACGGATAACCCGTGGTTCCCTGATGTGCTTGAGGGCGAGCGGCAGAACGATCAGCGCCGCCTAGACCCGGCAACATACGCGTGGGTGTGGGAAGGGGCCTATCTCGAAAACTCCGATAAGCAGGTCCTGGCCGGAAAATACCGGATCGCTGAGTTCTCGGACCAGTTATGGAAAGAGGCCGAACGTCTGTTCTTCGGAGCTGACTTCGGTTTCTCTAAAGACCCGAACACTCTGGTGCGTTCGTTCATCCTGCACAACCGGCTGTACATCGAATACGAGGCATACGGGCAGCAGACAGAGCTCGACCACATGCCAGAGCTATACGACACAATCCCCGGATCGCGTGACTGGCCCATCAAGGCCGACTCCGCTCGACCCGAGACGATTAGCTATCTCAAGCGGCAGGGATTCAACATCTCAGCTGCCGAGAAATGGCAGGGTAGCGTTGAGGACGGGATCGCGCACCTTCGCGGATTCGACGAAATCATTATCCATCCCCGCTGCAAGAACGTCGCGCGCGAGGCCCGCATGTGGTCATACAAAACGGACCGCATCACCGGTGAGGTGTTGCCGAAACTGGCAGACGGTTACGAACACTGCTGGGACGGGATTCGCTACAGCCTCGACGGCCATATCAAGCGTAAGGGGCAGATGGCCGGGATGATGATCCCAAAACGGCTACGATAATTTGTACGAATACCAAGCGAAGCCATAATTAAACTCCCGTCATCTGATTCGGAGGTTTTATGCATAGCTTTGAGCACTTGGTTGCAGAAATAAGAGAAGAGTTAAGACTTAGAGGGATTGAGCATTCATCGCTAATTTTTACTAAGCTTGCTCAGCAATACGCCCCTTACTACCAATCATTCGGACCTGAAAGAAAAGAGGCGTTACTGATAAAGCTTAAGGCGCTTGAGAGAAGCGTGGGGCTACAGAAACCATTTGATTGGGAATCAGCCCTCTCAACGAAAAAAGAATAGGTCGCTCAGGCGGCCTTTTTTATTGCCTGAAATCCACCAACGGACAAACCATGACTGACAAATTAACTCTCGCCGTCAACCATGCGTTGAACGATGCGCGGATGGCGCGCGCCCGTATGGGGCTTATGGCGCCAACAATGGGGCTGGATAATAAGCGCCATTCCGCATGGTGCGAGTATGGCTTCCCTGAGCAGGTAACCTACGAAAACCTCTATGCCCTGTACCGGCGCGGTGGCATAGCACACGGCGCAGTAGAGAAGCTGGTGGGCAAGTGCTGGCAGACTAACCCGGAAATCATCGAGGGTGATGACGCCGACGAGAGCGAAGACGAAACCACTTGGGAGAAAAAGTCCAAGCAGGTATTCAACAATCGGTTCTGGCGCTCATTTGCTGAGGCGGATCGCCGTCGTCTGGTGGGTCGTTATGCAGGCATCCTTCTGCACGTCCGCGATGAAAAAGACTGGAACCTTCCGGTTACCAAAGGGCGAGGCCTTCAGAAAATATCTGTGGCATGGGCAGGTTCGCTCACGGTAAGCGAGTGGGATACCGGACTGAACTCGAAGACTTACGGTCAGCCGAAAATGTGGCAGTACGCCGAACGCTTGCCGAATGGTTCAAGTCGCCGCGTCAATATCCACCCCGATCGCGTTTTCATCCTTGGTGATTACTCAGACGATGCTATTGGCTTCCTTGAGCCAGCTTATAACGCCTTTGTGAGCCTGGAGAAGGTAGAGGGCGGGTCTGGTGAGTCATTCCTGAAGAACGCCGCTCGCCAGTTAGCACTTAGTTTCGACAAGGAAATCGACTTTGGCAGCATTGCATCTATGTACGGCGTTAAAGTAGATGAGTTGCAGGATAAATTTAATGACGCTGCACGCGAGATGAATCGCGGAAATGATGTGCTGCTTTCTCTCCAGGGGGCCAGCGTAACCTCCCTCGTTTCTCCGGTTTCTGATCCGTCTCCAACCTATAACGTAAACCTGCAAACAGCCGCCGCAGGAGTTGATATCCCGACGCGTATTCTGGTTGGTAATCAGCAGGCCGAGCGCTCCAGCACCGAAGACCAGAAATACTTTAATGCTCGTTGTCAGTCGCGCCGCGTAGACCTCTCTTTCGAAATAGAGGACTTCTGCGACAAGCTTATCGATCTGCAAATCGTAGACTCAGTCAGCCAGAAGGCTGTTATCTGGGATGACCTTAACGAACAGACCGGTACTGAGAAGCTCACTAATGCCAAGACCATGGGCGAGATTAACCAGACCATGCAAGGTAGCGGCGATGAGCCAGCGTTCACCCGTAAAGAGATCCGTACGGCTGCGGGCTATGACAATGATGACGAAGAGCCTTTAGGAGAAGAGGATGGCGACGAAGAAGACGAAGCCACCGATTCTGCCGCGTAACTACCAGGATCCGACCGGAGCCGATGCGCTGGAACGCCGAGCAATGAAAGACTTCGCCAGGCGGATGAATAAGATTGGCAAAGCGTACAAATCAGCACTCGACAAAATACCTTCCTCCCTTGCAGTAAACGCCAGATACGAATACCAGCTAAACCCAACGCTACTCTCCATCATCCTGAACGATGCCAGTTACCTGGTTGATCAGGTGCTGCTTGAAGGTGGCGATTACGACCTGTGGTTTTACGAGTACATCGATCTGGCGTCGGAGAAAGGGACCGGGCAGTCGTTCTACAACCTCAGCCAGCAATCCCCGGTGTACGCCGCCGGGCGTGAGTCGCTGACGTCCATCCTCGCAAGCGACCCGTACCAGCAACGCATGGCGCTGGTGCATGCCCGTGTGTTTGAGGAAATGAAGGGGCTGACAGCTGACGTTAAGCGCGACATGGCGCGCGTGCTGACTGATGGTGTGGGGCGCGGGCTCAATCCGCTGGACATTGCCCGCAACCTGACAGACCAGACCGGTATCGAGAAGCGCCGGGCGAACCGGATAGCACGCACTGAAGTGACGACCGCGCTGCGCCGGGCTAAGTGGGATGAAGACCAGGAGGCGAATGACCTTTATGGCCTAAAAACGCTTCTGGTTCACATCTCCGCGCTGTCTCCAACAACCCGACACACCCATGCAGTGCGCCACGCGCACCTCTACACCAACGAAGAGGTACGTGACTGGTACAGCAAGGATGGCAACTCCATCAACTGCAAATGCAGCCAGCAGTCAGTTCTGGTCGATGACGACGGCAAACCTCAGTTCCCGGACACCATTACCAAACTCAAACAGGAATATAAATCGATGCAGGCGCGCGGTTACGCCTGGGCGGAGAAATAACTATGCCTATGCAGGTCAACATCACCACGAAGGTGAACAGTCAGTCTATCCGGCGCGAAACATACAACGGGCGTGAGCACCTGGTGCTGCCGAGCTACACGCTGCCAGCGAACGTCGTCATGAATGGCGGATTGTACACGCAAGAGCAAATCGACGCCCACTATAAGGGGCTGGAGGGCACCCTGGCACCGCTTGGGCACCCTCAAGTTAACGGTCAGTTCGTGTCTGCTTTCTCCCCAGAAGGGATTAACGCAGGCCATATAGGTGCGTGGAACCGCAACGTTAAGAAGTCCGGTAATCGCATCTATCTCGAAAAGTGGGTTGATGTGGCCCGTGCCAGCGAGTCGGAAGGTGGAAGGGAGCTTCTTGAGCGTGTCGCTGCCATTGAGCGCGGTGAAGACGTTCCGCCGATTCATACCAGTGTTGCCGCATTCCTAGACCAGCTTGAACCGAACGAGCAGGAGCGCTCAACAGGTGCGGAATGGGTTGCCGACATCCATCGCATGGACCACGACGCAATCCTGCTGCATGAGGTCGGAGCCGCCACCCCTGAGCAGGGCGTTGGCCTGATGGTCAATGCCGATCTGGCTCAACCGCTCAAGGCGAACTCTGGCGCGCTGGTTGGCGAATCCTACCGGGAGCGTGAACAGCGTCTCGATCGCGCAGCCAAAGCGAAGTTTGCGGCGGGCGCGGATGAATACGCATGGGTTGCTGATTTCACTGACTCGCAAGCTGTAATCATCCGCAACGGCGGCAGCGCTGAGGTGTTTGGCTACAAGTCTGAGGGCGGCGTAATCACCTTCGAAGATACCGGCACCGCAGTAGCGCGCCAGGAGTCGTGGGTCGCAGTCGTCGCTAACAAATTCAAAGCTCTATTCACACCGCAGGAGCAGCCTGCACCAAACCACAAAACGGAGGGCGACATGCCTTTAACCAAAGAAGAACTGGAACAAATCGGCAGCATGATCGGCCAGGCTGTTGCGACCAATACTGAAGCGGCTATTAAGCCTCTCGCGGAAAAGGTTGATGCGCTACAGGCCAACCAGAAGCAACTCGCTGACACCCTGACCGCCAACTCACGCGCTGAAGAGAAAGCCAAACGTGATGCGGTTGCCAAGGTCCATGGCGACATCGTGGCCAACGCGCTTTCTGGTGATGCGCTGGACGCAATGTTCAAGTCGCTGGGCGAAGCTGCTCCGCTGGGCGCCAACAATGCTCAACAGCACAAAGAAACCGGCGCACCTGCCGCAGACGAACACTTCAAGTAAGGAGCCGGAATAATGCCACGTTATCGTCGCGTTAATATCGACGGTCAGTCTCTGTACAAGACCGAAACTCGCACTACGGCCGCAGCGCTACTTCCGGGTACCGCCGCAACCATCAACTCATCCGATGAATTCGCTCAGGCCACTGCGCTAACCGGGCGCCTGTACATCATCGATGTCGGTTACCACCAGGGCCTGACAATCACCGAAGAAATCCCTGCCGGGGATTCGGCAGTAGGTAACTACGTCGAAGAAGGTCGTGAGCTGGCGCTGCGTTGCCTGCCTGGAGCGTATAAAAAAGACAGCCCGATCAAGCTGGGCACTGCCGGTCAGTTTACCCTGGCAACCGATGACACTGATTCAGTGATCGGATACAGCCAAGATGAATACACCATCGCGGCCAGCACCACCGACTTCATCCGCGTGCGCATGCGCGTTGGCACTGCCGCCGCTGCTGGCGCGTAACAAAAGGACAAAAACATATGTACTTCTCAAAAGAGACGCTGGCGACTAACTCCCGCCTTGGCGGGCACTGGAATGAGCTGTGGGCAAACCGCGACATGTGGAACCTACAGAACGATTCCATCATTGCGGCTAACCGCGCAATCATGACGGCTGACATGCTGGCCTGTAACGCCGTTGGCGGTTTCTCCCGTGACTTCTGGGCTGAGATTGATAACCAGGTGCTGCAACTGCGGGATCAGGAAGTTGGCATGGAAATCGTGAACGACCTGATCGGCGTTCAGACGGTGCTGCCGGTCGGTAAAACCGCCAAGCTGTATAACGTGGTAGGCGATATCGCTGATGACGTGTCAGTAAGCATCGATGGCCAGGCGCCGTTCTCCTTCGACCACACTGACTACGCGAGCGACGGTGACCCGATTCCGGTATTCACTGCTGGTTACGGTGTTAACTGGCGTCATGCTGCTGGCCTTAACTCTGTAGGCATTGATCTGGTGCTGGACTCGCAGATGGCTAAGATGCGCAAGTTCAACCAGAAGCGCGTTAACTACTACCTCAACGGCGATTCAAAAATTCAGGTTCAGTCCTATCCTGCGCAGGGCATCAAGAACCACCGCAACACCAAGAAGATTAACCTCGGATCTGGTGCTGGTGGCGCGAACATCGACCTGACCACCGCTGACATGACTGCGATCTTCGCATTCTTCGGTAAAGGGGCATTCGGTACAACCGCGCGCACGAACAAAGTCGCCGCATACGATGTGATGTGGGTTTCCCCGGAAATCTGGGCAAACCTGGCGCAGCCGTATGTGGTGAATGGCGTTGTAAGCGGCACTGTATTGCAGGCGGTTCTGCCGTTCGCGCCAGTGAAAGAAATCCGCATGAGCTTCGCGCTGACCGGTAACGAGTTTATCGCGTACGTTCGTCGCCGTGACGTGATCTCTCCACTGGTGGGTATGGCCGTAGGTGTTGTTCCGCTGCCGCGCCCACTGCCTAACGTTAACTACAACTTCCAGATCATGTCTGCTGAAGGTCTGCAAATTACCGCAGACGATCAGGGCCTGTCTGGCGTTGTCTACGGCGCTAACCTGGCGTAAGGAAACAGCATGGCTAAATACGAAGTTGTGCGCCCATGGTTCGGCGTGAAGGTTGGCGACGTGGTGGATTTGAAAGAGCTTCACCCGGCGCTGAAGTCTAACGTTCGGCTGATGAAAGGCGAGGCTGGTGGCGAGCTGAAACCTGCGACACCTGATGCCGGTAACGGTGAGAAATCTCGCAAAGAGATTATTCAGGAGCGTCTTACTGAGCTGGGTATTGAGTTCAAAGGCACCCTGGGCGCTGAAAAGCTCAGTGAGCTGTTGCCGGATGGCGAACTCGAAAAGCTTTTCCCTGCTGAATAACAGCCGCCGCTAAGGCGGTTTTTTTATGCCCCGCTCCGGCGGGGTATTTCACGGAGTCGATAATGGTAACTCTCGAACAGGCGAAGGAGTATCTGGAGAGCCAGGGAATTACCATTCCCGATTTTGTTCTTCAGGCTCTCGTCGACCAGGCCAACAGTATTCAGGAGTGTCTCGATGCGCATTATCCGGCATCGACCGCGTTGCTGATTCAGCTCTATCTGCTGGCGCTTATGGGGCTCGGGCAGGGGGATAAATACATCTCCAGCCAGACGGCTCCAAGCGGGGCGTCGCGCTCTTTCCGGTACCAGTCGTTCACCGACCGCTGGAAAGCATCAGTGAACCTGCTGCGCGGGCTGGATAAGTACGGCTGCGCCACTGCCCTTATTCCTGCTGACCCTACCGCCGCCCCGGCATTCGCTGGTATCTGGATCGGGAAGGGCGGCTGCATGTGCGGGGATAAGTGATGACGTACAAATCAGTTAAGCACGGGCTACCGCGTTCCTTCACTCGCGTATGGGTGATTACCGACACAGGGCGGGAGACTACCGGCTACGTGAAATCGGACGGCGAGTGGCATATCAACTGTGAGCGCATCCGGGCTACTGGTGCGAAGGTGCTGCGCTGGAAGGAGGGCTGATGTCATCGGTAGCGAACTGGAGCTATACCGCCACGGCAACCATATGGCGCAAGATGGACGGCAATGACGAATACGGCGATCCGCTTGGCTATTCCGAGCCTGAGCAAATCCTCTGCGATTACGAGGGCGGACTCAGCAAGAAGCTAGCCAGCCTGGGCGCTGAAATCGTCGTGAAGAATACCGTCTGGACTGAGTTCGCGCTGGCGGCTGCGGGTGATTATCTGCTGATTGGCGCGTCAACCGAGCCCGACCCGGTTGTCGCCGGTGCCGATGAGGTGCGCCAGGTTATCCGCTATGCCGATACGTTCGAGCGCCTGGCGGATGATTATGCGATACTGACTGGCGTTTAAACATTGGTTGAGGCAATCATGAAAATACGATGGGTTAACGTCTACTATCCATACGGTGAGTGGAAAGACGAGTCAGGGGAAGTTGTTGCGGTTCCTGATGGTTTCCGAGCGACATTCAATGATAAAAATCTCATCGTCATCATGAGGAATTCAACCTCGCCTGGTGGTCATGGGGAGCCATCCATGACTGCCAAGAGACCTGAATTCATTGATGAAGATAACCTCGAGTTTTTGAAGGTCGATGGTGAGTTCATCGCATTAAAATAAGCATTCATCATTCAGACAAGGTCGCCACGGCGGCCTTTTTTATTGCCTGGAGAAAGCCATGGGCATCAAAGTTAAGGGTATTAGCCAGGCGAAGAAAAACCTTAATGCTCTGGTTGGTGATATTCAGGGGAGAAAGGTCGTCAGGGCGATGCAATCAGCTTTGATTATCGGCGGATCTCAGGCTGCGCTCTATACCCCGATCGATACATCAACCCTCATAAATAGCCAGTTCCGCGAGATCACTGTAAATGGCAATCGCGTGACGGGCCGGGTGGGTTATTCAGCTAACTATGCTGCATATGTCCATGACCCAAGAGTACCTCAGAACTTCCGCCGGGCGACTGCCAGGAAGGAGTTTTTAACCAAAGGGTTTGATGATACCCGCAGGCAAATCGACGCGGTAATTAAGAAGGAACTATCACTTTGACCACTCCGATGTATAAGCGTGTTCGCAACGTGCTCGTTGATGCTGGGCTTACTACTGGCTACATCATCCAGTCTTTGTCTTGGGTAGATTCTGGAAAACTAACCGATCGGTTCATTGTCTTCCGCCCAAATGGCGGCACGGCGATAGACCGGGATATGGCAGCAGATTATTACGTTCTAGTTGACGTTATTGCAGGAACGGCTAAGGGCGATAAGGCCAAAGCCGAGGCCGATGTTGAAGCCATTATCGAATATGTGAAAGCCAATCCGATGACAAATCGCTTCCTGGGGCAAATCTCAAATATGGGCGGCATACCATCACCTGTAATGACTACCGAAGGGCGTATGGTGTGGCGCCTGCAATTTGCCTGTCTCTTCGGCGGATAGCTAAAAATCAACATCACACAAGGTCGCTTGAGCGGCCTTCTTTATTATCAGAAATGAGGTAAGCAACGATGCAAGGCTGCTCCAATAACGAACAACTAATTGGTCGCGCGAAGACGCTGGAACTGGCGTACGGATGCGCTGACATGGTGCCGGAGGAAGGTGACTGGAAGTTAATGGGTCTTCCAACTTCGGCTACGTGGGATTTAAGTCCTGAGGCGCTGACGTCTGATGCGGATAATGGCGGATTCAGTTCAAACCTGATCTCCAGCCTCGATCCAACCTATTCGATTGAAGGTGAGGTGCGTGTTAAGGACCGCACCGACGAATTCGGCGTTCAGCAGTTCGTGAAGTATATCGTTGATGAGGTACGCGCCCGCCGTCAGCCTGGCGTGTGGATGCGTTTCCATTGGGGCGATTATTATCACATCGGCTACATGGTTCCGTCTGGTGCCAGTGATGGTGGCGGCGTAAAGGAAATTGTCACCTACAGCTTTGAGTTCAAGCTGGCAGATGGTTCTACTTTCCAGATCACCGAAGCTGATGGCGATATCGCGGTAACAGGCGTGACGGTTACACCAACCAGCAGTTCTATTGCGGCTGGTTCAAGTACAACATTCACCGTGAACATTTCCCCAGAAGATGCTGACAATAAAGTATTTACTGTCACTTCATCCGTGCCAGCTCGCGCTACGGTGGCTTTCTCAGGCAGTACCGTAACTGTATCTGCCCCATCGGGGGCTACGGCGGGAACCGCAGTGATTACTGTCACCACTGATGATGGTGCATTCACGGCAACCCACACCGTAACTGTCACTGTGTAAGCAAAACAAAGGGTAGATCGCTGCCCTTGATTTTGCTTATGGGGGGATAGATGACACCAGTTAAAGAGTTTGGAGAATGCCTTATTAGTGTCGGGGATAAGGACTACTTTTTCCGCCCGTCATTTCTCGCGATATCAAGTATCGGCGATCCGGTAGAAATCGTTCAGACGTTTTACGATCTTTATAATGATGAGGCCGCTAAGCTCATCAAGAAGGCTGCCGAATCCTACATTCATTCAGAATATGATAGCCTGCCTGAATATGTAATTCACTACATCAAGAGCGGCATACTAAGCCGTAAGGCGATCATGGCTGCGCATGCGGTTTTGTCTGCATGCTGTGAGGATGATGTAGGGGATCTTATCGGCTGGATGAAGCCAAGTAAAAGCCGGAAGCGCGGATTTATGTGGCGGCAGGGTATTATGTCGCCTCAGGAAATGGTCATTATCGCTCAAAGCTTGATGATGCACGGCGTTATCGGGAAGGGAAACTTACGTAAGCTACAGCGCCACGAATCGAACGAGCCTACCAATGAATTCAGGGTGTCGGATTACATTATTGCTGCGAGAAATCACTTTAACATCAGTAAAGAAGAGGCCGCGCAGTTGACTATGACAGAGTTCCAGATGATGTTGGTTGCTAAATACCCTGAACAGAAGGGGTATACGCGGGATGAGTACGATAGCGCGGCAGATGACTACTTTGCGCGACGTAAGCGCAGGCTGGCAAGGGAGAATCAGAAGTAACCGATCTTCGGTCTACCAGCTTTTGAAGTCAATAAATCAACCTTTTGCGTTGCAACTGTGCTATTCCTGGTTAGGATGTTTCCACTTTTACCAATGGGGAATAGAAAGATGCGTACATTAATTTTATTGGGAACGCTGCTCGCTGCACCTTGTGTTATGGCGGCTACTGATGCAGAAATTGTCAATGCTGTGAAACAAAGAGCAGAAAGCGGTTTCTTTCCAAAAGACGTAAAAGTCGTTTCATTAAAGGAAGTTAATTTCTTCCCTGACGACAGAGACACAGTGTACGCCAGATTTGGAAACGTATGCGGCAAGGCTGAAGTGACCAAAGGTGATAATAAAGCCTCATTGGTATTTATTGCCCCTGTGGTTGAAAAGGCAAGCCAGATTTCTATAGACGATCCGACAATTTACGATCTCACAAAGCAAGGTGAGATTGCAGAAAAAGACATTCCAAATAGATGTAAGTAATAAACACTTGAACATTAAAACCCGCTCCGGCGGGTTTTTTTATGCCCGGAGAAAAGCATGGCCAACAGTGAACAGGTAGGCAATATCGTCTATCAGGTGCAGATGGATGTTGCGAATCTGATTGAGGCCCAGCGCAAAGTAAATGAGCGCCTTGAGAAGATGAGTGGCGGAGCGTCAAAAGCGGCCAGTAAGTTTGACCAACTCCAGACCAGCATAAACAAAGTTGCCGGGGCCATAGCTGCATCGATAGTTGTTGACTGGGGGCGTGCATTCCTCGTTGCTGCTGACAACATGAGCCAGCTCAACGCTCGTATAGAGAGACTTACTGGTAGTGCAGCTACAGCCTCGCAGACTATGCAGAGTCTGATGCGCATCAGTTCGGCAACGGGTGGTTCGCTACAGGATACAGCAAAGCTGTGGGAGACTCTCAGCACGGCGTTGCGCGATACTGGAGCGACCAACGGCCAGATCATCCAGCTTACCGAAACACTTCAGAAAATCGGGCGCATCGGCGGATCATCCACCGAGGAAATGGCTAATGCTCTTCGTCAGTTCGGCCAGTCAATTTCCTCCGGCACTGTCCGGGCTGAGGAGTTCAACTCCATCCTTGAGCAAATGCCTGAACTGGCGCGGCAGATCGCCGCCGGGATGGGCGTAAGTATCGGCGAACTGCGTCAACTGATGTTGGACGGGAAGCTGACAGCAGAAGATGCGCTTAATGCCATCCAGAAACAAACCGGCTCAGTAAATGCAGAGTTCGAAAAACTTCCTCGCACTCTGGCTCAAGCCAATACCGCGCTGACAAACTCATTCCTGTCGATGATTGACTCTGTTAACCAGGCAACAGGCGCAAGCACAGGACTGGTTGCGGTTATCGACTCGATGACGGCCGCTCTCGACAGGCTGGTGGGTAAGGCAATCTCAGCGGATGCGCAGATTTCAGAACTGAACAGCACAGCAGAGATGTTTACCCGCCGGGCGCGAACCTGGTCATGGCTTGGGCTTGATGGCTGGGAGGCACAAAACAAAGCGCTGGCCGGGCTGAGTAATAAAGCCGCCATGCTGGTTGGCGACCTGGCCGCTGTTTCCAAAGCATCGCAGACCGCGGCTAACACAAAGCCGATCGAGATAAAGGCTGTTGCTGGTACAGGCAAAAAGAAAAAAACTCAGGCCGAAAAGGAAGCAGAAAAATATGCTAAGGCGCAGCAGACCGTTAACGAAAAGCTGGAAGAGCTTAGACAGAAGGCGCAACTTTCCGCAGGAAGCTTGGGTGAATTGTCTCGTGCGCAAGCTGTTCTGAATGCTCAGCAGTCACTCGGTAGCGCTGCAACTCAAGCACAGATTAAAGAGGCTGGAGAATACGCCGCCAAAGCATGGGATGCAGCAGCGGCAGCCAGAGGGGTAACTGAAGCACTTAAGGCAATGCCTTTGCAGGCGGAGAATAAATCCTACGCCGAATCCATGCAAAATCTGAAGGCCGCACTGAACGCTGGGAAAATAGATCTCAAAGAGTATAACGCTGCCACGGAGAAAATGGCGCTCGAGCACCAGAATAACCTCGCCAAGATTAACGCCCAGGCCACAGTCAATCCGGTAGCTTCTGCCCGAGCCGAAGTTGACCCGGTACAGCAACTGGTGAACGAAAATAACCAGAAGTTAGCCCTGATGCAGCAATATCAGCAGCAGGAACAGGCGATACTCCAGCAAAGTTACCAAAAAGGGAAAATAAATTACGATCAGTTCGTTGCTGCAAAGGCATCTACCGATGCCCAGTACCTTGCCTTAAAGACTGCGCAGGAAAACCAGTTCAATGAGCAGATGACAGCCGCTCAGTGGCAATTGCTCAGTCAACAAGGTCTTGGTTATGAAATGCTGACAAGCGCGGTGGATGCGTTTTCAGGTAATGCATCTAATGCGTTAACCGGGCTGATCACCGGAACGATGTCAGCGCAGGATGCTATGCGTTCGCTCGGGAATACGATGCTGAACAGCGTGGTCAATGCGCTAGTCCAGGTTGGAGTTGAGGCTCTCAAAAACTTCATTATCGGTCAGACATTGGGCGCAGCTTCTACCGCTGCTTCTGTCGGTATGGCTACCACGACGGCGGCCGCATGGGCTCCAGCCGCAGCGCTGGCCAGCCTGGCATCCTTTGGCGCAAACTCAGCGCCTGCGATGGCTGGTATTGCATCTACCGTTGGGCTTGCTCAAGGGCTGGCTTTGGCTGGGGCCAGATACAATGGCGGACCTGTGTCAGCGGGAAGCATGTATCAGGTCGGTGAGCGAGGGAAGCCGGAGATTTACCAGGCCAGTACCGGTAAGCAATACATGATACCCGGTGACAACGGTCGGGTGATCAGCAATAAGGATATGCAGAGCGGAAGTGGTGTAATAATCAACAATATCGTGCAGAATTACACCTCTGCTACCGTTGATTCTCAGGGTACAGTGAATTCAGATGGTAGTATTACCCTCACTACGATTATCGCGGATTTGAACAATGGTGGCCCGATAAGTCAGGGTATAACCAGTAATTTCAACGTGAAAAGAACCCCGAACGGTCAGGGATAAGGAGATTTACGTGGTTATTGAGCCTGGCGAAATGCAGTCAATACCAACCGAGATAGGTAAGCCACATAAGATATGCCCGAACAGGGCGGTCGAGTTTGTCTTTACTCTAAATGATGGATCAAAAATTAAGGGCATAACGCCTGCTGGGGAAGAGCTGGAATTTACCAATAATGGCGATATCGTTGACATAAAAATCAATATTTACGAGGCACCATCCGGGCCCCGGCTTGTTGATTAATCAAACCCGCTTCGGCGGGTTTTTTAATGCCTGGAGTTTAGATGCCAATTATCGACTATCCCGACTGGCTGCCGCTGGCGCAGAAGGCCAGCAAAAACATGACGCTCGATACCGGGTTCCAGGCCGATCAGCCAGCGGTCGGCCCGGCTATTTTCGAGAATCAAACCGACGACCTGAAAGTGACCTGGTCACTGACGTGGATCTTCACTCTGGCTGAGGAAAGAGCATTCCAGCAGTGGCTACGCAGCCCAAACTATCTCAACCGGGGCCTGAACTGGTTCCGGATGAATATCAATCTTGGCGGCAGTGGCCTGCAATTGCAGGAGCTTCACTTCACGCAGATGCCAGTGCAAACAAGTATCGACGGCGGAGTGGTGACCTGGACGGGAACGGTTATCGCCAACCATCTGTACAACGCTGACGACGAGTTTGACGACATCATTGTTGAACTTCCGCCGCCGTGGGATTCGTGGCTGGATATCGTTGTCACGGGTTATCCGGACGGGCGCGATCCGGAATCTTTACCGAGAGTGCCGTGATGCCTACCTTCAGAGCTTATAAGCAGCAGCGCCCGACGCGCGGACTGTACGACACCATCACGTTCTACCATCCATCCTTTGGTTATGTCCGCCTGGTCGATAAGCAGTTCTTTCCTAAGACGCTCGGCGGCCAGACGTTCACGCCAGCGCGTTTTGAAATCGAAGAAAGCCAGCAGAGTGGCACGCCGGTGATCGACGCGACGGTGAAGCTTGGGCGGCTGTCTTCGGATATCAAAGCGCTGATGAAACAGTGGAAGGGTGCGGCCAGGCTGACTGCCATCACGGCCACGCGGCAGATATTCGACAGCGGCGATATGTCGGTGCCGATTAAATCGTGGCAGCTTTACGTCAAGACGGTGGATATCGATGCTGATGCCGCATCGGTCACGCTCTCCGTCACCAACCCTCTGAATAACAATATTGGTCGCCTTTATGATCCAGTCGAGTACACGGGACTTCAGTACCTCTGATTTTATCAGCAGGATGATCGGCGTGCCGTGGGCTAACCGGGCCTGCTCGTTCGAGAAAGTCGACTGCTGGGGCTTGTGCGTGTTGTATTACCGCCATGTCCTCGGCATTGAGTTGCATCAGACGCCGGATTACGAAGCCGGGGCTGACTTCTTCACCTGCTATCAGGGCGACGTCGTCTTCTGGCGCCAGGTCGATAAACCGATCGAAGGCGGGATATTCGTCGGGTACCGCGGCACGCAACCGGCACACGTTGGCCTGGTACTGAACCGGCAGGCGCTGCACTCGCGTGGAGAGAACGGAAGCGTGCGCATGGACTCGTTGCTGGTCATTCAGCGGGCATTCACCAAAGTGGAGTTTTTCGAATATGGCGCTGGTTGAGATATCGAATTTTCCAGGAACGCCTAAGCTGCGTTGCAGGGTGCCAAACGGCACCCTTTTTTATGACTGGCTGGCGGCCAATGACGCTACTTTCCACCGCGACCTGCTGATCGTCCGCAACGGCGTAAAGCTGGGTGACGATGATGAGCTGGCGTTTGAGTTGAGCGAGCTGGACCATATCCAGATATTCGACCAGCCAAAGGGCATTGTCGGCGACATCCTGAGCCCGATATTCAAAGTAGTTGGCCAGGTGTTTTCGTTCCTGGCGCCGAAGCCCGCTATAGCAAACAACGGCGGTAATACCGTCGACTCGCCCAACAATAGCCTGACCGGTCAGACAAATACCGCTCGCGTTTACAAGGCAAAGCCGGACATTTACGGGCAGATTCGTTCGTTCCCGGATCTGATTCAGGAGTCGGTATTCGAATACGTACACCAGACTTCCACAGACGGCGGCCTGAAGTACGTTACAGAGTGGATGTGCATCGGAATCGGTAAATACGATTATGAGTCCGTGCGCTACTCAGAATCCAGCCTGGGCTCTCTGGCCGGTGCCGAATTCCAGTTCTTCCAGCCTGGCGAAGTAATCCCGCAGATCGTTGAGGGGTACGGATTCGATGACGTTGACGGTCAGGAAGTTCCCGGTCAGAACGAAGCCAGCGACTTCCCGATCGAAACAGCAACGGCAAACACGGTGGTCAGCGGAACGTATTCCGGCGGCCAGATAGCGATGAAAATCGTTAAGCAAGCTGAGTTCGACTATTTCATGGGGCTGGTTCTGCCGCACGCTGTAACCTTCACCATCAACGTGACGTACAGCACGGCCTCCGGAACCGTTACTACCGATGCTACATTCTCCGGCACGCTGATCTCCGCCGTTGAAACAAACGACGGCGCGGTTGTTAACCCGGTGCGCTGGTACACGTTTACGATGAACCAGCTGGAGGGGCCGCAGGACATCCCGGCGAATGCCACGATCAACACCACGAAATTCATCCTTAACGATAACGAGGCGCTGGTGGTTGGGCCGTTCTTTTCCCCGGTCGAGTCAACTCAGTTGTGGCTGCATACTCAGTCCAGCCTCGGCGGGAAGAAAGAGACCAACTGGAAGGTGGTTATCTGGAAGATCGACGACGAGTACAACCAAGTCCCTGGTACGCAGCAGACGTTTACATACAGGCAGACGACGCCGCATCAGTCGACGAGTGAGGTGTTTTATCGCACTGACAAGATCACTCCGACCGGCGGCTTCGGGAAGTACGCGGTCAGCTTCCAGCGCACGGACAACTCTGGCGACGCGTCACTTCTGAAGGTCGAAGAGATCCACAGCATTAACATCCGTACGAATGTCGTCCACCCGACCGACACGCTGGTGCGCGTAAAAGTCAGGGCGACGGAGAATGCCCTGGGCAGCCGTGAGCGCAAATATAACGCCCTGGTGACGCGTCATACCATCACGTACGACCTCAATACGCAGACGGTGGATTACACGCTGCGGCCGTCGCGCTCGTTCGCTGATGCGGTGGCGCATACCTGGTTGATTATGGGTAAACAGCCGGTAAGCAGCATTGACCTGTACGGTCTTTACTCTATTGCTGAGAGCCTGCCTGATGAGCGACTGGGTTACTTCGACTACACGTTCGACGACGAGAATGACTCGCTGGGCGACCGCGTGCAGGCGATCTGTAATGCTGCGTCGGTGGTGGCGTACTGGGACGACGGCGTGCTGACGTTTACCCGTGATCAGAAGGTTGACTACCCGGCTGCCGTATTCAACCGGGCCAACATGAAGACGGACGAGTACAAAATGACGTACGAGGCCACGCTTCCTGGCGGCTACGACGGCGTACAGGTGTCCTACGTCCACCCGACCACGAACAATAAGACGTACATCAACTACCGCGTGCTGAATGGTGTAATCGTCGAACAGGAAGCTGAGAACCCGAACAAGCTTGAGATAGTGGGCTTCCGTAACGAGTATCAGGCACGTGAACGCGCGCTGCGCGAAACCAAGCGCCTGATCTACTCCCGGGTGAAGATGAACGCCAAAGTGTTCGAAGACGGCATTATCCAGGTTGGCAGCGTTATTCAGATGCCAGACATCTACGACAGCAACCAGCAACAGGGTTACATCACCGGCCGCGCCGGAAATAACTTTGATACCAGTGAGCCGATCACCTTCACCGGTTCGATGTATGTGCTGGTGACCGACAGTCTTGGCAATCCGACTCTGCGTTATCCGGCCACCGCCCGTAGCGATACGAAGTACGGCTTCACCGCGGCAATACCAGACATTCAGCTCAATATATGGAACGGAGACACTGTGCAGCTCCCGTCTCGCTATCTCATAGCGACGGTGGAGGAACTGGACAGTCAGCTATGGACGGTTAACAGCATCAAACCGAACACAGACAACACGGTATCTCTGACAGTCGCGGAATACAGCGACGCCATCTACCAATAAGACCCTTTCCGAACAACCCAACCCGGCCACCGTGCCGGGTTTTTTATGGAATAAATATGGCCACGCAACCAACTCAAGACGCAGTACCAAGTGAATCGCCTCGCGACCTGAAATTTAATGCAGGTAAAATTGACGAGTTCGTCACCTCTCAAGGTTGGACTTATACCGATCGCTTTGGCGTGAAGCATTACACCATTGAAGGCATCAATTACCTCGCACAGCAGGCCATGAACGCCTTCGGTTACGTTATCCTTACCGGGAAAACATTCACTACCGGTGCGACTATAAACAACCCGAATGAGGTGCTGCTGAACACAGCCGACGGCGAGTATTACAAATGGACTGGCTCGTTTGCTGTTGGACCAAAAGTTGTCCCGGAAAACTCTACACCTGCCAGCACTGGCGGCATTGCGCCTGGTGCATGGATTGGGGTTGGTGATTCTTCATTGCGTGCTGCGCTGGCGGCTACAAGCGGAGCTGGCCTGGTGGGGATTTCGGTGGGCTCTGTCTATCCTGCCGGTACAGTCGGTTCTGCCATTCAATACCGCACCCCTCAGATGTATGGTATTGAACCAAGCACCACAAACATCATTGGCTCCGGTCTGGATGCTATGTTTGCCGCGGGAGGGGATATTCGTTTCGAGAAGCCTGGTACATATATCACTGATAGAACATGGGTGCTTAGAAGCGGAACCCGCTTATGGATTGGTCCTGGAGTAACGATAAAACTTGCTAACGGCTCAAATGTACCTGTTTTCAAGAACTATTCATACGCAAATAGCTCAGCCGTAGATGCGTATATCGAGATCTGGGGTTCAGGAACAATCGATTATAATGGGGCCAATCAGACTGTTGTCGGCCTTGGATCGATGGCGTCAATCCTTAAAGGAATAACCAGCCTAAAAATTGGTGGTGGTATAAAGGTTATTGGCGCTAACAAATATGCATGGCTGGTCTGTAATGTCACATACTTAACTGCTGTTGGATTGAATTTCGACACCAATAGTGATGGACTGCACTGCCAGCCACCAATCCGCCATGCCTACATTCGGAACCTTAAGGGTAAAACTGGCGATGATATGCTGGCTTTTACTATTGGTGACTATGCAAATTACAATATAAGTGAGCCTGGTGATTTTTCTGATGTAGACGCTGAAGGGTTATTTTGTAATTACGCTCATTGCGCAGTAAAGATTACAGGAGATGGAACTGGTAACTTTGTTCGCTTCCGCATCTCAGGAATTTATGGAGATACTGAACAGTGTGTTGTTCGAGTTTGGGGCGATGCAAACTTAACAAAGACGGTTGTTAAAAACCTGACCATCGAAAACATCTTTGCTAAGCCAGGTAGCACTGGGTCAGAATTCGCAGCAATTGAGATTAATGACAGGGGGTTTGGTACCTCTGGGTATAGCATTGAAGTTGATACGTTATTGATCAGAAACTTACGCTCACAAAACGATGCACAGCAATCCGTCTATTTCGCTGGCACCTTCGGCTCGGTAATACACGATTTAGTTATAGACGGCTTACCGCGCTCTGCGTTCGCCATATTTGGCGTAAATAACGCGTCAACATTAGCCGTAGATAACCTGACAATCAAGAATGGTAATATAATTTTCCAGGATAATGCAAACTCTGCCGTTGTTGTGAATCGTGGCACAATAACAAATATGAACATTGAAAATGTTGCATGTAATTTTGTAAGTACAAACAATGGTCAAATAGCTCGGTTAATAGCAGGTTGCACCGTAACACGCGCAAACTGGGTTAATGTGTATCAGCTACGCGGCCAGCGTGGGTGGAACCATATCACATCTGCTATGACTGGCGGCACTGAGCTAAACTTGACAAATTACACTTGTGACGGCGAAGGCCGTATCGCACAGGTTACTGGTTCAACTCTATCGGTGAGAATGTCTAACTGTCGCCGTATTAACGATACTGGCGCTCAGACCGCATTCTTTGCAAGTGGTGGAGCAATTACGTTGTCTGGTAGTCTGGAAACCGGGTTTAACACTATCGGCACAAACTCTGGCGGTGTTATCAAAACAACGCCAGGCGTTCACAATATCCCATGTAACGTTGATCTTCTCACATCCGTAGATGGTGCGAGCGTGCATAACCTGAATACCTCTCTTTCATGTGGGGCTGGAAGGGTGTTGGTGCAAACCAAGGTATGGAAAAACCTTTTCTCTGGGGCTACATATACCAGCAGCATTTGATGGACAGGTCACAGGGATGTGATTATCGTTTGATAAGATAGGCAAAGATTTGTAGCATCAACTGACGATTCTTAATCAGGTGATTATAAAATGCGCAACAATGCATTGGATGCAGCGAAACTCCTTGCTTGTTTCTTTATCATAGTGGTTCATGTGGGTAATTTCCCAGAAATGCCACAACCTTTTGGTGAACTGTTCCGTGCATCCTCAAGATGGGCGCTACCTTTCTTCTTTCTTGCCTCTGGTTACCTGATGGGAACCTCTGCGCATGATGACATTGGTAAAAAGCTTAATAAGTTGGTTAGCATTCTTTTCTGGTCATCCATGTTATACATTCCTATTTTGTATAGAATGATGCAGGGTGATATATGGCGGATTATTGGTAAAGTTGTATCTAATGACGCCCTTCACGGCGGAACATTCTTCCACTTGTGGTTTTTAAATGCATTAATACTTGGCGTTATATTGACAAATTATTTTATAAAAAATGTAAGCATTAAGATATCGTTGTTTATATCAACAGCAATTTTGTTGGCGTGCTGGTACGGTGATTTGGTCAAGTCACTTCATTATGATATTTATATATTTTATGCATTGAGAACATTGATCGCGTTTTCGCTTGTTTATCTTGGGTGGTTCTTTGCTAAAAGTGGAATATTAAATAATATATCAACAAGAGTCTCTACGTCTGCAATATTTCTTGGTATAGTATTAATGGTCATCGAGGTATACGGATTTGGTCAACTATTTAATGCCGACATGGTAGAAAGGCAATTTCCTCTGTTAGCTGCTCCGGTAAGTGTGGCATTGCTGAGCTTATGCGTGAATAAAAATATTGGTGATAATATTTTCTCTAAACTTGGCAGAGACTATTCACTGGGGGTATATCTTTTGCATCCATTCATTCTTTACATACTGACACATGATGTCGGGCCATATATAGGAAATAATTCGATGCTAAAGCTACTGATTAGTTTTAGCTCATCTATCATCATACTGATGATAGTTAAGAGAATATTTCCAATAGCGTACAGGAAGCTTAATGGAATAGGTGTGAAGTAATCTTCCTCGCAGCCCACTTCGGTGGGCTTTGCTCAAATAAATTCCCTGCCTCTTCATCCACTTACCAATCACCTTACTCGTCTCGCTTGATCTGCGCCCATGAAAGATAATACTGTATGTACATACAGTTAATTGTGAGGTGTTTATGCCACGCACAGCAGACATTCATGCCGCACCCGTTGCGCATGCAGAGCCTTTCCTTCCTCCTTCTGCAAGCATTGTCGAAACGCAGGAAGGCTATGATGTCGTTGATAAGGCAGCTCTAATCAGACGGGGAGAAACATTGCTCATCTGGTTTTGCGGACGCCAGCAACATGCGTACTGGGCCGGTGATGCACTGATCACTGATGATGGTGAAGCCATTGAAGGCGAGGCGCTGGATGACGTTCGCCTTGTTGGCGTGGTCACGCATACCATTAGCCCGGTATGGGTAGACGACAATCCGGTGATGTGATGTTTGCCCTTGTAGATGTGAATTCGTTTTATGCGAGCTGCGAAACGGTATTCAGGCCGGACCTGTGGGGGAAGCCGGTTGTCGTACTCTCGAATAATGACGGCTGCGTGATTGCCCGATCGGCGGAGGCCAAAAAGCTCAGTATTAAAATGGGCGATCCGTACTTCAAGTGTAAAGACTACTTCCGGCAGCAGGGCGTGGTTTGCTTCAGTTCAAACTACGAACTCTACGCCGACATGAGTAACCGGGTTATGACAACGCTGGAGGAAATGAGCCCTCGCGTCGAAATTTACAGCATTGACGAGGCCTTTTGTGACCTGACCGGAGTAAGGAACTGCCGGGACCTGACTGAATTTGGGAAAGAAATCCGTGCGACGATATTACAGCGGACACATCTCACAGTCGGAGTCGGCATAGCCCAGACCAAGACGCTGG